CTCGGCGAGGTCGTGGACTTCGGTGCCGCGGATTGCTGCGTTGTCGCGCTTCTCCCACGGGACGGCTTTGAGTGCGGCGATCATCGGGCCGGTTCCCATTGTGCGGAGTTGGGCGACGGCATCTTCATTGTTGGCGACGAATTCGGCGACCATCTTGGCGGACCAGTAGACGAGTGCGGGCTTGGGTAGGCCCTTGCCGATGAGGGTGGTTACGCCGGGGACCCATTGGCCGTCGAGGCGGTAGCGGTGCGAGTTGGGGTAAAAGACGAGGCTCATTACTTGCCACCATTTCCGAGTAGGCGGATCATGTGCACTACTGCGGAGTTCTTCTCTGCGGTCAGGGTGACTGGCTCGCCTGAGTCTGCGGCTGCCTTCATCTCGTTGAGCGCCACCGCAAAAAACAGGGTGACCTGATGCATCTGCTCGGGCGTCATCATCGGTTATTCCTCAGGTAGCAGTGGAGGGCGGGGAGCGTGGCGAGCGCTGCGACGTACCAGGTCCACGGGTTGTCGCGGTGGATGTAGATGAAGGCGAGGATGGCGCCGACGATGAAGGCGCTGATGATGAGGGTGAGCAGGATGAGTCCGGCGAGGAACGCTTCGCCGCGTGGTGTCCAGTTGGTGGCGGGTAGTCCGATGGGGTCGGCCTCGGTGAAGTTGTCGCCTGTGATGCGTGCGAATTCAACGTCAAACTTGCGCTGGATCTCGTCGGCGTTCATGCGGGCACGCCTGCTGCATCGGCCGCCGCGCGAAGGGTGGCGATGACGTTCTCAGCGGTCTGGTCGGGGTCGTCGTTCCAGCCAAGAATGGTGCGTCTGCCTGGCAGGAGGCTCCCCAGGACGCGCTGTGCTTCCCATCTCGGCGCGCCGGTGGTGGCGTTGGCTGCTATTGCGCCGAGCGCACATGCCGAACACTTTTCGAGCGGGGTGTGTCTGCTAGCCATCTCCCCGTAAGACTGTCCCTGCTCCCAGCCGTAGGTTTCGATCTGGTCGGCTGCGGCTCGGAGTACATCGGCGACGATTGTCGTTGCGTTCATCAGACTTTCCCCTTCGGGTAGTGGCGTGGAATGACTGGCTTGGGTGCGTGTTTGGGTTCGTATTTCGTGGGCTTGGGTTCGCCGGCGAACCTCATGAGGGGTCCTTGTGGTTCTCGCGGTTGTGCTGGTCCGCCATCTCGGATGCCTCGGATCGATACTCAAAGCCGATTTCCTCGTCGTCGCAGTCCTCGCAGAACCAGCCGTAGGCGAGGTACGGCTCGACTTCGGCGCTCATGCCGCTGCCTGCCCTTGCGCTTCGCGGAGTTGGCGGGCGAGGTCGGTGAGCGCGTATGCCAACCGTTCGATCTCGTCGGCGTCGCTGGAGTCGATCCACATGGCTGACTTGGCGCTGCCTGTGGCGACTTCGACGTAGGCGCCCCGGTCGTAGATGTGGGGGTAGTAGCTGAGGTCTTTGCCGAGGTAGAGCGTGGTGCGGATCGTCATGACTTCACCGCGTATCCGTCAGCGCCGCGAGTCCATCTGCCCAGGTCGGCGCCGCCCAGGTCGGCGCCGGTCAGGTTGGCGCGGGTCAGGTCGGCGCCGGTCAGGTTGGCGCGGGTCAGGTCGGCGCCGTACAGGTGGGCGCCGCTCAGGTTGGCGCGGGTCAGGTTGGCGCCGTACAGGTCGGCGCCGCTCAGGTCGGCGCTGGTCAGGTCGGCGCCGGTCAGGTCGGCGCTGATCAGGTCGGCGCCGTTGCCGTGTTCCCTTACGAGCCGCGCCCCGTCGATCAGGTCAACGACGTACAAGCGGCGCATCCGGATTTTGTCGGCGGTTGAGCCGAGTACGTCGCTGGTGTTGTAGGCGACGAGTAGGAGCGTGATTGCCGGGATGCCACCCGATGCCATGCCGCGCCAGTTGTTCGCGGCGCAGATGCCGTCACCTGGTTGCGCCGGGCATTCACTGCGAATGTGGTCGATGAACGGCCCGGAGGCTTCCGCCCAGTTGCCGGGGAACGGGTAGCGGTAGTCGCGTGACGAGGTGAGGTCGGGGTGGACACTGCGGATCGCCCACGCGTCGCAACCGTCGGGCAACGTGCGCCCTTCGGTGATGACGTCGAGCAGGTTTACGGTGGTCATTTCGCTGCCACCTGCCGGTCCCGTTCTGCAAGTTCAGCGGTGAGCGCTTCGACGACTCGGGCGAGTCCAGCGATGACGCGCTGCATCTCGTGCTGGTCGAGGGGCTGGGCCATTCCGACGAGTTGGGTGGCTCGGATTGCCGCGGCGTGTAGCTGTGAATAGGTCACGATGCGTTCTCCATTTGGCGAAGTGCTGCGCGGAGTCGTTTGGCGCGAGCAGAAACGGCACTTGTTGTTCGGCCCAACATGAGGGCCTTTTCGACTAGGGTTCTTCCGTCGCTCGCCAGGACCATGCAGTCCTCTGATGCACTCCAAGGCATTCTTAAGCGGGTAGCCTTTGCCGCCGTGTACTCGCGCGCCGCCCGCTCACGCCTTGCTCGTCGCGAACTGGCGGCACTGACCGAGATAGGGTTCATTTCGAGCCACGCCCGCTTCTTGATCCCAAGGCGCTCTGCGTGTGCTAAATGGTATTCGCGGCACTGCTCGACACGGACTTCTCTGTTTGCCCAGTGGTTATTCCTGGACTTCTCTTTGATTTGTTCGCGATTCGCTAGGTAGTAGGCGCGCTTGCTCTCGGGGATAGTTTCGCGGTTGGCTTCGCGGTATCGCCTGTTGTTCTCCTTGATGCGGTCACGGTTCGCGCGGTTCCACTCGCGCTGCTTCTCGCAGAGCGCCTCCCGGTGCGCCGCGTAGTACTCCTTGCTCACGACGCACGCTTCGCGAGCCGCTTGAAGTGGTTGCGGACAACCCGGGTCGCTTCCGCCGTCAGGTCCAGCCCGAGGGAGTCGGTGACGCCACGGAACGAGACCAGTTCGTCCGGGCTGAGTTCGATCTGGATACGGCACGCGGGACTCGGTGACTTCCGAAGGTGCGCCCGCACCCGATACTGCGCGAAGTCAGCTGGCACGCCATTGTTGAACTGGGACCGCAGTGAGGCGAGCACCTCGTCACCGACACCCACGGCCTCGATCAGGTCAGCGTCCGGGATGCTCTCGTTGAACATCGCATAGACGACGTGCACGCGGGCTAGGTCCGTGGCGAGCCTGACGCCCGCCATGCGGGACTTCCAAGCGTCAGCGAAGGACTTGTACCCGAGGGGCTCCCACGCCTTCGCCTGGATGATCTGAATGATGACGCGCTCGGTGTTGGCGAACGCCTCGCGTAGCTCACTCCAGAGGGCTTCGGCTTGTTTCTTGGTCATGGCTTTGCTCCGTTCTTGGCTTTGGGTTTTTGGTTCGGAGTTGGGGTTAGGCGTCGGGGAGTGCGTCGAGCCACGCGTCGATGGCTTCGGCGGGGATCAAGTAGGTGCGGCCTTGGCGCTTGGCGCGGAGTCGTCCCGACTGGATCTCGCGTTGGATGAACCATGCGGATCGGTCGAGGGCTTCGGCTGCGCCCTTGATGCTGTACGCTGCCTTGCTCACTTGGCGTCGTCCCGCATGAGTTCGTCAAACATCTCGGCGGGTACCCATGTGATGCCCGAGTTCTGGCACCAGTAGTCCACATCGTCCGCGAGGGAAAGCAGCTTCTCGTAGCCCTCGTTTAGCGGCTGGTCGGTGTCGCCGTTGTAGAGGTACGCCTCAGCGAGTTCACGCAGGGCCTCCCCAAGCGCGTTCACTTGGCGTCCTCGCGGACGGCTTCGAAGAAGTACCGGGGGTTCTTGGTGGGGTAGGCCAGCCAGACGGCGGCGATGAAGCCGTTGCTGGGGACTGAGAGGCCGCGTTCGATGCGGGACAGGTTGCTGTGGTCAACGCCGATCAGGTTTGCGGCTCGGGCTCGGCCCGAGATTCGGCCCGCCTTCGCGTTGATCGCCAGCCAGGGCTCTAGCTTGAGCCGTAGTGTTGGGGTTTGCATGGGAGCAACGTTAACATGGTGTTGGATGCAACACAATATGTATCAGAATCTTTTTGTGTGTCTGTTCAAATCTAGTGTGGTTACTAGAACGTAGGTCAATGATTACGGGGGGTAGTGCGGTTTGCGCAATGGCTAATCACATGCTTGACTGTTGCACGTGAGCAACGTTAAGGATGATCTGGCGCCCGGTCCTCGCGTCTGGAAGTACATCCATGACAGCATCGGGACCGAGTCGATGAACCACTTTGCCAAGCGCAGCGGTGTCGATGGTGGCCTGATCAGTAAGTGGGGCGCAGGGAAGTCGAAGCCCAGCCCGGATTCGCTGCTCAAGATCGCGGACGCGCTGGGCGTGCAGCATTCGGTCCTGTTGACGATCGCCGGCTATGTCACGGATGCAACGGACATGCCGCAGCCGGTCACGCCGGTGCGGATCGAGGACGCGCTGCCGCTCGATATGCGGTGGTCACCAGAGGAGCGCGAGATCATAGACCACTTCATCCGGCTCATGTGGTTCAAACACGAGCGGTAAGCATCATGTAAGCGTTGACGGTTGCGTTAAGGTTGGCTTAAGTGCATAGTCTCACCCGTGACTTACGCGCAGGCATTAACACAGATGTCTCTACTTCATCCGACGGTTCGTATTATCTGGGTCACGCGTCCGGGTGAACCCGACGCCGAGATCGGCGAATCCCTCGGGCAGCGCGTAGTGCTGCTCAACCCCGAGCTGGACACGGAGCAGATAGCCCCGGTGTTGGCGCGAGTGTCGGCGTGGCTGCTACGGGATGCGCGCGGGTCCAAGAGCAACGGCGTACCGTCACACATCGAGCCGGTGCTGATTCAGGGCTAGTGCTTGCGGTTGTCGGCCGCGTGCATTACGTTGCAACACATGCAACTACAGGACCGCATGAGCGGATACCAAGAGTTCCTATCCCGTAAGGCGCAACTCGTTGACGCCGGCGGATTCGAACCCACCTACCTACCAGACCACCTGTTCCCGTTCCAACGGCTGCTAGTCGAGTGGGCGGTGAGGCAGGGCCGCGGCGCACTGTTCGCTGACTGCGGCATGGGTAAGACCCCGATGGAGCTTGCATGGGCGCAGAACATCCACACCCACACGGGTAAACCGGTGCTACTGCTTACCCCGCTGGCGGTCGGTTTCCAGATCGTGACCGAGGCGGAGAAGTTCGGCGCCGACGCTGCCATGTCTCGGACGGGTAAGGCGGTCGCGCCGATCACCGTCACGAACTACGAGCAGTTGGATAAGTTCACACCGGACGACTTCGCGGGCGTGATCTGTGACGAGTCGTCGGCGATCAAGTCCTTCGATGGAGTGCGCCGCGCCGAGGTAACCGAGTTTATGCGGCGGATGCCCTACCGGCTACTAGGGACGGCCACTGCGGCACCGAACGACTACCCGGAGTTGGGCACTTCCAGCGAGGCGCTAGGCGGTCTCGGGCACATGGACATGCTGTCGCGGTTCTTCATCAATGACGCCCGCTCGGTGTCCTCGCGCGGAAGGGATGCTGGAGGCAAGGCGATCGAGTGGCGGCTGAAAGGGCACGCCGAACAGCCGTTCTGGAAATGGGTCGCGTCATGGGCCCGGGCGATCCGTCGCCCATCCGACTTCGGATTCAATGACGGCCCATTCGTGCTGCCCGACCTGATCGAACGCGTAACGGTAGTCGAGGCGCGCGAAGCCCGACCCGACACCCTGTTCGACGTTCCCGCTATCGGGCTGGCCGACGAGCGGGAAGAGATTCGGCGCACACTCACTGAACGATGCGAGGCCGCCGCGGCCGCCCTGGCGGATGCTGAGCACGGGGTTGCGTGGTGCCACCTGAACGACGAGTCAGCGCTACTCACCAAACTGATCGACGGTGCGGTCGAGGTTGCCGGCTCGGACAGCCCAGACGAGAAGGAATCGAAACTGGCGGCGTTCTCCCGCGGCGAGATACGGGTACTCGTGACCAAGCCGTCAATCGGCGCGTGGGGCTTGAACTGGCAACACTGCCACCGCATGACCTACTTCCCCAGTCACTCTTACGAGCAGATGTATCAGGCCACCCGGAGGCTGCTCCGGTTCGGTCAGCACCACGACGTGATCGTGGACGTAATCACCACCGAGGGCGGATCCCGTATCCTCGCCAACCTCCAACGCAAAGCCGCGCAAGCGGATGAGATGTTTACTTCCCTTCTTGCCCACATGAACGACGCGCTACGCATCGAGCGAGCGAGCCACGACACTGAGATGGAGGTACCGGCATGGCTGGTGTCCTAGAGCAGCAGATCACCGACCGCTGGGCTATATACAACGGCGACTCGATGGAGGTCATGGCCGGGTTGCCGGATGACTCCATCCATGCGTCGATCTACTCGCCACCGTTCGGCGGCCTGTACCACTACTCATCCAGTGACCGCGACCTCTCGAACGTCCGCAACTACGACGAGTTCTTCGAGATGTACGAGCACTTCGTGCAGGAGAAGATGCGGATCACCATCCCTGGACGGTGCAGCGGTGTGCACGCGGCACTCACCCCGTCCGTGTCGTCGGCGGCGTTCTCGTCCTACATCGACTTCCCCGGTGACGTGATCCGGCTGCACCAGAAGATCGGCTGGGAGTTCGTGGCCCGGCATGTCATCTGGAAGGAACCGCTAGGGGTTCGCCGCAGGACGATGCAGAAGAACCTCGCGCACATGGCTATCGTGCAGGACGGTTCCGCTGGCGGGGTTGCTGCACCGGATGAGTTGCTGGTGTTCCGCAAGCCGGGCGCCGCTGAACCAGTGCGGCATCCGTGCGGGCTTACCGGGGTGTACGCGGGCGAGGAGACGATCCCTGCTGACCTGTTGAAGTATCGCGGGTGGGAAGGTGATCAGAAGCTGAACCGGTACTCTCACTGGATTTGGAGACGCTACGCCTCTAGCGTCTGGGATGACGTGCGGATTAACCGGGTGCTGCCGTTCCGTGACTCAAAGGACCAGGACGACGAGAAGCACGTGCACCCGTTGCAACTCGATGTGATCGAGCGGTTCATTGACCTTCGGACGATGCCGGGCGAACGAGTGCTCACCCCCTTCATGGGAGTCGGGTCCGAGGTTTACACTGCGGTCAGGATGGGCCGCATGGGTATCGGTGCGGAGTTAAAGCCGTCCTACTACCAGCAGGCCGTCCGCAATCTCGCGGCGGTGGATGCAGAGTCGCGCCCGGAAGATGTGGCGCTGTTCGATCTCGGGGAGTCCGTCGATGCCTAAGCCGCCGCCGCGTCCGTGTCAGGTGGTTCTGCGGCTGTCCGAGGACGAACTCGGCAAGGTGGACCAGCTGGCGGATGCGCTGATCGTGAACCGTTCGGAGGCTATCCGGGTAATGATTGACTCGTACCGAGTTGCAGCCGTGAAGCCACCGACTCGAGCGCGGCGCGTGCCATCTGCTGGTTGACGTGCTGATACCCGCGGCTGGTCACGATCGAACTGTGGCCCATGATCGCCGTGACCACCGTGGGATCTGCACCGGTAGCCAAGAGCAGCGTCGCGCAGGTATGGCGCGCCTCGTGGAGGTAGTACCCGCGCCCGTCGCTGCTAACCCCTGCTTCGACCTGCAACGCCTTCCACGCGGCACTGTCAGCCTTCGCTGTCTGCGGCCTGCCGTCTGCGCGGGGCCACACGAGCCGGTGAGGCGACGGCGGGCAGACCTCGGCCCAGGAGCGCAGCGCGGTCGCCATCCACGGCACGAGCGGGATCAGCCGCTGCCCCGTCTGGGTCTTGGGTCGCACAAGGCACAACCCACCGGACAGCTGCCGGTACTCATAGCCGTCAGGCACCCTGAGTGGTCCGCTGCGGCCCGAGATGTACGGCAGCGCCTGTAGCTGCCAGGACACGTCCAGTGTGCCCGCGTCGAGGTCTACACAGTCCCATGTGAGCCCCAGGCATTCGCCCTGCCGCATCCCCTGCAGCAGCGCTGCCACCCACCGGGACGCGTCGGGATGGTTCGCTGCCGCGCGGAGTAGCGCGATCGC